TCACTATACTTTTTTCATTACCTGTATATTTAGGTTTTCTTTTACTTTTTAAAATTAAGTTTTAAGACTTAAAATTTAAAGACCAAGAGCAGATAAAACAGGATTTTTCTGGCCGCCCTGCTCGGTGGCTACAGGAGTAGCGATAGACGCTCCCTGCCTTGGTTGTGGCTTTACTGGCCTTGGTATTGCAGCTTGTTGACTATCAACAGCCCTACCTGCTTTCGTGTAGCCTGACTTCCTAAGCTTTGCCTCAAGAGCATTCAACTCCTGTGCGATGTATTTCTTTGTAGACTTATTAGCATACTCCACTATCCCGTCATGGGTAAGTGTATAAGCTTCTGCTTTGTCTTTTTTTGACATTGACTGGTATTTTGCAATATTGACAAATTTCTTTCCATCACGATCAGGCATACTTGCTTCTAATTGATCAATAAAACCTGAGAGCCTTACATGATCTTTGTTTGCCGGATCGTAAGGAGTTAAGCCATTAGAAATCTCATGAAATGCAAACATGGTCTTTTGGTGCGTAGTAACTATCCTGTCCACTATGTCAAATTCAACAGGACTATTCTCATAGGCTGCCTTTGCTCCTTGTGAATCTATAGTCGTTTTAATAAAATCGGGAACCATATCTTTAACATCAGACATGGTTTTTTCCTTTAATGAATCAACCCTTGGCTTTACTTGCTGTCTCCTTTGCTCTGCTTTTATTGCCTCTAGCTCAGGTTTAAGCTCATTCATAGCCTCATCCTTTGCAAGCTTACGTGTCCTCAACTCAACCACTTTTTCTAAGTCGTCTTGCGAAAACTCTGGCCTCTTTCTTTTTAAAAAGTTTTGGTATTCGTAGTCCGAATCATCGAGAGCCGCATTTGGATCTTCATCGAGTCTTTTATCCAAGTAGTCTTTTTGGTCTTTAAAGAACTGTAAATACTGCGATTTCTTGCCCTTATATTCATCAAAGTTATCTTCAGCGAACTTCACAAGCTCAATGCGTTTCTTTTGGTCGGTGGTTAACCAAGTTAAGTCGTCCTCTTCTTGTACGACTTCCTGTACGGGTTCAGGCGTAGGTTCAGGTTCAGGCTCAACCACCTCACCTACTTCACCTACTTCAATATCCTTAAATAAAGATTTATCTAGCTTTGTGAGCGCCTCCTCCTCCTTCTCAGGTTGTGGCGCCTCCTGCTGTTCAACTTGCGGTTCAGGTTGGTCTTCCGCAGCAATAGCAATAGCATCAGTGAGTCCGTACACATTTACTTCGTTTGATTGCGGTTGATCATCAACTTGTGATTGTTCCTGCGTTTGCTCCCCTTCTGTATCTACTTTTTCAAATAATGCAGACATTAAGGAGGAGCCTACATTTTCGTTCTGTTCGTTTTGTTCTTCGCTCATAGTTATCTAGGTGGTGGTTGCACTCCTGCCACTTCCTGAGGTGGCATTCCTGGTTGAAATTGTCCCTGCTCGGGTCTCTGCCGCTGTTGCTGAGGCGGTTGCTGAGGCGGTTGCTGTGATTGAGCCAACGCCCCCTTGATGGACTGAACCTCCTGATTCATTCCTTGAATAACTTGAGTAATCTGTGGAACCGTCTGCTTAAGTTGCTCCACGAACTGTGCGTTAGCGAGTGACATATCTTCTTGCGTTTCGGTCTCTATATTAAGGTCATAAGCTGCACCTGAAAGTCGGAAGATTTCATTCATTATCTCCAGCACCTTTTCTGTGCCAACTGCCTGCATGATTGGTTGCACTGACACCACTTGTTGCAACAGACCTGCTAATGTTTGTGCGGATTGTGTATTCACTGCCCTCTCTGCTCCATCACGAGAAGAGAAGTTATACTCATGTAGTAGTATATCAGGCGTTCCTATCACTGTCCTCTTCGCCTGTGGGTTTAAATACTCTGCACTAGATCCGTATGGTGCTTCTTGGAATCCTGCATTCTTTACTATGTCCTTGGTGTATCTTCCTTGGACGGGCACACGAAATTCCTCATTAGAGCAGGATACAAGATGCTCAAATAACATCTTCTTTGCTCCTGCACGAAGCTCATCAATACCTTCTGAGATAAATGAATAAATTGCCTGTGTAGTTGTTGCTATCTCTGTTACCTCTGTAGCGGATATCTCACGAGGAGCAGGTTGCCCCAGTTCCTGTGGCGATAGAATAAGCAGTCTTTCTACGAGATTTAGAAGTTGTGTTGTCGACTGTATTGCTTGATTTACAGATGCCGACATTTCGCTTTGCACCTCTATTACCGACACGAAATCCTTAGCATTTAATCCAAGGTCTGCCATTTTTGCACCTGAATAAAATAAAGCATGAGGCTTTGAATACATTGTGCCCTCTGACATCGCATCCTGTATGTATGCCTTTACATCATCATCCAATGCATCCTGATCAATGGCGAAGATTTTCATCATGCTAATCTTCATATCATGAAGCATTTTATTCATGATATTATTCATTTGATCCTGAAATGGCATAAGTTCATGTGCCACCGATATGTTTACCATTCTAGCATCATTCTGATTTAATCCCCCATAAATAGCAGGAATACTAGGCAAGAACTCTGCGTGTAATACTGTGTTATCACTAGCTACTACCATCTTCATCCATACATCATGGGGGTAATCACCTATACCCTCTTCAGCCGGATTTACCCTGCAAAAGTAGTGAGAAAGGAATATGCCTTTATCATCATCCTCAGAGCCGTAAACTCCGGTATTTGCAGTTCTGTCATTTTGCATGGCAAACTCTGATTTCCTAGTAGGGAATCGCATGCTTTCAGGATCTAAATAATAACTGAAAAATTCCTTATACGAATCATATGCTCCAAATAAATTAGTGTTAAATGAAATATCCTCAGTATTCCAATAACCAGGATTATCGCAGATATCACCAAATTTTAAAACATCCCAATACCCTACCCAATCAGGGCCATTATCAGTATTGATATCAGCAAGAGGTTTTGATTGGTCATGCATGATTCTTGTTGGATGAGGTTTAACGAAATCCACACCCTCCCTGCATACATAACTTTCAATACCTTCCGGTTTCATCTTGTTCTGCTTCCATGTAGTAGCTCTTGTCCAAGCACTCTCGGGGAACATTAAAACGAAACCATACATAAACATATCCCTAATTCCCTGCCCGAAAAGATGCCTATAATTAAACTGGTCGCACATCATTTCCACTCGCTGTGATAATACATCCGCCCTTAACTTATCTTCAGCGGATGTGCCTCGAGGTTCATATTTAAAATAGGGAAAAAGATTAGAGAATCTTGATACTTGTGCTGCTACTCTTCTAGTGACATATGAGCGTATAATATTTACAGAAACTTCGTACAGCCTAAGAAGATTGATGCTCTTTAATGCCCCCTCATCATTGTACTCACAGAACTGTTCTGCCGTCCCAATCCCCTCGAGACACTCAGCAGTATCTTCTATGGATATTTTTCCCTGTGCGTACTGTAATAATGGTATAGTTGATTTATTGATCGGCAGACTATCCCAAGCTAAATCAACTGACATAAATAAATTACTATTCTTTGCCGAATGGAATATACCCTGACGAACTCGTGATTCTATGTAATCTTCGAATTTAGATCGTATCTTAAAGTTTTCGGAAGATTCGTCTTTTTCTGTGAATATCTCACGGAGCCTGTCATGTGTGCATCCGAACTTTTCAAGTATTTTTAAGTCTACCATTTTTTAATGCTCCTGATAATACATCTGGAATAGTGTCATCGACATAGTCTCCAATCACCTGATTTTCCAAAATTGTTAAAAGGATACATGCCGGCATAGATATCCCCCTTCTTGCTAGTTGTCTGAAAAAAGTATCCTCGTTTATTCCAAGTAGAGCAGAAAGCTCCTGTTCCGTAATTCGAAGGAAACCACACAGTCTTTTTATTCTTTTTTCGTTCCATTTATCCTGTAGGTCTAATCTTTTGTAATGAACTCCGATTGCTATCGCAGAAGGTGCTATTACGGATTCCCTAGCCATCAATCATGCTTCGCAAAACACCACCTGGTATCTCGGATTCGGGCTCAAGGTCATCCTCCGTGTCCATCTCATTAGCTTCATTCTGATCATCAGTATCGGATGCCATCCTACGCACTTCTTCGACAGGCATTCGCACGGTTCCAGCTATCCTGTCTGCTGATTTCTCAGAAATTAAAATTTGAAGAGTTACCTCTACAGTCTGCCCCTCACTAGCATTCGAGAATGCATTCTGAGTGGCATCATCATCGGTAGTATCCAGAAGTAATGTATTTGCCATATATCAAATCTAATATTTTAGGTCATAAAATCAAGCATTGATTTCTATAATCTCAGTCTTACTCCCAACACTCGAAAATGAACCTGATCCTGCATCGTAATAAATAATTGGATATGTCATAGCATCATGGGCATGAACATAGATGCTCCTTCTTGGTTTAAAACCAATATTTGGGTCGTATGTTTTCCTTGACTGCTCTGAAACTAAATTGAAGAACATTTTTTTTAAGTGAGCACATGATCCTGAGAGAATAAACTCTTCGTTCTGCAGTTTAGCTACAAGCAACCTAACTCTTGCTTCAACGGAACCGCTAAACTTTGGAGCCGCCTTTAGCCTTATTGTTTCAATACCCTCAAAGTGCTCTACCCTACTTCTAGATATATGCTCTATATCTTTAACATCATAACTACCCGTCTTTGCCCTAAATTGGTTAAATGCAGAGTTATCTGATATATGAATAAATGTAAATTTGTGGTCGCACTCCTTATTCCAAAACATCATTTTCCTCATTACCTCAGGAACAAGAACAGTGTATGGGATATGTTTGTTTACATGCACAATTTCATCAAAAACCAACCATGTAGGTTTCCCCTTTATTATTATGTTCTGCATAAATATTATGGCATTATTGACAGAACCAGGGTCCCAACCGCATATTATTGGGTATTTTGTAGATGGTATTAGTCTTTGCTTCCCACTACCCATTATGTGCACACCCTCAATGAAATAAGGCTTATAGATTGCATCTCCAGCAGGGCGGTCAATCCATTCTCCACGAACCATTCGTGCTTCCTCAATTGGATCGGACGATACCGCTTCCATTATTCGGTCATAGTAGCCGGGGGGTAAATGCTTAAGATTGTCCTCTATTTTTAAATGACGCACAAAATAATCATCATTGTACTTACCTTTATTTAGGGGTTTCTCGAAAAACCTCTTGTACACCCAATGCGAAGGCCCATCAGGATTACAAGCTGAGGTATATTGCATCGGTGAATCAATACCAGGTCTTCTCCCTAACTGCTGTACCACTGCATCAAAATAGTCAGGTGTATCCAAATTGGTCAACTCGTCTACGAATACATAACTAGGCTCAAAACCTTTTATCCTGTCCTTAATAAATGCACCATACGGCACGGAAATAAGCACCACGCGACTATTCCCCCCGAAACGATTAGTAACATCTATATATAAATTCTTTTGGGAATCTTGCTTCTCACCTGTTGCCTTCATACCTATACCGTCTTCCCACAAGGGGATAATCTCAGTTTGTAGCTTATGCCAAACCCCACCCATTGTTGCCTGTGAGCGGATACCTACTATGAGAACTGCTAGTGCGTTGAAGTTTTCCCATAGGTGGCGAACGAGCTTATGCCCACCAAGAATGTAGGTCTTTCCTGTACCGCGCTCGCCGTAAGCAAGTATGTAGAGAGCCGAACTATCAAACATCTCCTGCTGGGTAGGTGTTAGGTTAGGAGTCCAAGGTGGTGTTTCTTTGTCATTCTTAGAATTAACCGCCTGACCTAGCCTTTCGGCTAACAAGTCTTTATCAAGCTTTCCCATCACATTGTGATTTAGAAAAGTTTTCCATCAAACTTTCCCTCTTATCCTTTCTTAGAGCTCTATCAAAGTGTCCCTGTACTACAAGTGCCTCTTCTATGCAATCCTTTGGCTCGACCAACCCCTCTTTCACGAGCACTTGTCTTAATTCCTTTATGCTATCCTCGATTGAGCATAGATAAAACCATAAATCCATTACTTCTTCTTTTGCTGAACTAACTTTTTCCATCATTGGCATCAAGCTCATCCCTTTGTCACCATCAGGATTGTGCTCCTTAATCCCGTTCATGAATTTCTTTTTGGCTTTTTTCTTAAACTCTTTAAGACCTAAATTCATTAATACCACATCGTTAACCTGCGTACCCTTAAGCTTCATTTTCTGCCTCCGCCTTTAGTTGTTGTAAGTTTTTTAGTGGCTGGAAACCTGCCTTCTTTTTAGACTTAGATTGCTCTTCATTATGCATTTTCAGCATTATATTAATACCGGAAAGCGAACGATCATACCCTTTGCCTATTTCTGATGATATTTGCGCTAGGCATTTAATGTACTGAATTTTCATCTCAGGATCCATCTCCGCAGTATCTAAGTCTTTTTTTAAATCCTGAGATACTTCGAATAACTGCATATTCTGCTGAATATTTAAACTTAGGTATCCTTTCAGTGCCTCCACCATCAATAGACCCGTATGCTTTTCAAACTTCTCAAAAGCTTTTATGGAACCTATCGTCTCATCCGTAAGACCTAGCCTCTTAAGACCCTTCAGATACTCACCCTGTGGTTTTATAGCTGCTACTACCTCCGACTCAGTTGGCTGCTCTTCATGTCTCGTAAGAAGCTCAACAGGCTTTGGGGTTATGCCACCGACTTTACAAGGAGTATATAATGCACTTAGCTTATCCGATTTTCCGATAATCCGATTTAAATGATTAGGGCTAACGCCAAGCATTTCTGCCGCTTTAGGTTTTGACTGATTGGCTTTTTTCATAGCCGCACCAACCTCCTCGTCGCTTATTGCTC